CGTCTCCTCACCATCCACGATCAGATTTGATAGCACTCTCAAAGCTGCAATCTCCTCATCACTCAAATGGTCCGCCTGTTCTTCCAATACGTCAACTGCTGCTTTCACGTACGCCCGCTTGATATTATCAGTGGCAGACGAGTAATCAAAACTCAAAAAAGCAGAGCCCGTAAGGCGAGAAACGTGCTGGTCGGTCGGTTCACCTACCAACAGCCACCCTCGTCTTTTCAACATGTCGTACAACGAGTAATGGAGTGGAGCGAGCCGGCGAGTGTTCTCGGCCGAGTATAATGTAACTACTCGTGGTTTCCCAGAACTAAACACCAACTCATAACGGCATTCACCGCTAAATTCTTCCTCATTCCAATTACCTCCGGCCTTTCGCGTATAACGCCGGGTAGCGTTACCGTTAGGTATGAACGGAGCACGTCTTCGATCCCATCCCTTCTCAATGTTTTGCTTCAAAGCGCGTTTGAAACGCCCCAAATGCTCCACATCGACAGCAACTGGTCGGAACCGAGCCTCTTTCCACTGGTTGAGTTTCTGTTCGAAGCGAGGCAGACAAACCTTGCAACAGCTCTTCTCGAGCTTTTGCACCGTTTTGAAACTCAATTCGTCAATAGGACTAAGACTATCGACAAAGCATTGTCTTACGGCAGGCCGAAGCCCTCCGCAAATTATTTGCTGGGGAACAACATTCTCTGAACGAGGTATTCCCAACTCCTCGTAAAACTTCACCAGACGATTGGCACGGGCGATAAGTCGCCCCATGAGTGTACATTCATCGTCATTGCCTGCAGGAAGCACCGTAAACGGGTTACTGCTGACATGACTCATGTCCTCCGCCAAGTCTAGAGGTTCTAAGTACTCCTCCAAAACTTCGCTTTCGTTTAATTTGTTCTTTATGGCAGCCGAATACTGCATGTCGACGATGCGCACATCTTCGACGTGTGTCGCAAGCCAACCCCCTCTTCGCGAGCCCCAAGGTAAAGCGTCGGAAAGCCCGTCACCGGACAATCCCCCACTAACCTCACTATCTGATAGTTCCGTCTTGCTAGAACTCACTGTCTTCTGCAAGATCCCGACCCGATCTAGTCGGCAGGCCCCTCTCGGGGTAAGGGCTAAACTAGCCTCATCAGATATCGGCCCCGAACCTCTACGCCCCTTTATCCATTCACCCGCGGGTGGTGGAGGGGCGCACGGGGTGCCCCTACTAACGGGGTGTGGCGAGAATGGCATGTAGTTATCGTTTATACTCGTAGTTGTAGCCATCATATTCAACTGGATTGAGTAGGTTTCAGTTCGAGTTTTATTTATACTAAACATCAGCTTTCTTACAAAGCGGTTTAGTCCTTTCCCTGGTTTTTCATTGGCGCCTAAGCTCCCAGGTGTGCTGCAGGACAGCACAGTTGGTTCACACCATTTTCAACAATAATGCAACACCCTCCTCCTCGCAAGCTTTCTGATCCTCTGCCCGTAGGCCAGCTACCATCCCGGTAGTCCAGTGCCGCCCGTAGGGGACTGATCGTATCAAAATGCCATTGAAGATTTGGCTGCAGAGCACACTGCATCAACAAAC